CTCAGCACTATCGAATTCAACATTCTCAGCCATAGAAGCAAACTTTTCCTTTTCAGTATCAGCTAAATCTTCTGATACAGAAACGACTAAACTTGCTCTTGTTAGTTCATTAGCGTCTTTTGAAAGATTGACATTTTTCTCAATCTGTTCGTTTAACTTAGACTCTAAATCTTTAACTTGACTTGTTAAATCATCTAGTACATTATATTTTTCTTCTGGAACATCAATATAGTGTTCCTTGAAAAGTCCTTTAAGTCCAGTGATGAAATCTTCAGCGATTTCGGTACGAATACCTCTTTCAACTGCTAATTCATTCTCTTTCATCCACTCTTCCACAACATAGTTTAGATATGAATCGACTTTCTCGACCATAGCTTCTTTTACTGTTTCAGTTTCAGATGCAAGTTTCTCATCAAACTGTGCTTCTAGGATTTTCGTCTGTTCTTTGATTCTAGTCTTAACAGCTGTTTCAAAAATTGTCGCAGCCTTATCTTTAAATTCTTCAGATAAGTCAGCGTCAGATGAAACTAGTGCCTTAACATCATCAGTCAAATCAATTTCTACATCATCCGTAGAATCTTCAGCGATTACATCTTCTTCAGTTTCTACTTCTTCTGCAGCCGCAGATGGTTTATTGTCTTTTGGTAAAGAACCATCTTTAGCGTCTTTATTGACTTGGTCTGAGGCTTTACTAACCTTTTTCGTTGCGTCCGGGTTTGCATCTGTAGGTTCAACTACGGGTGCACCCAAATCTTCAGCGTCATTTTCAAGGTGAGTAGGTTCAGCTGGAGCCGCATCTTTGTTAGCTGCGTTCTTTTGCTCTTCTAAATCTACTTCTTTCTTAACTTCGGTTTCAGACATTCGGTCTCCTTTATTAAAAAATTAATTAATTTTGTTAATTATAATTATTTATACAAATCACCCGTTCCACTTTGCGATTTTCGGATAATCTGCGTACTTTTTTACAGTTTTGAAATAAAATTCGCAAAAACTTTAGCTTTGACTTCTGTCAACTCATGCATTTTCGCTTTTTCTATCTCTTGTTTGTATTCTTCAACGGTTTTACTTTTCAGTACGCCATTGTCCCATACCCACTCTTTGCCTTCCATAATGCCTTCAACGAAAGCATCTGGTGCTGACGGGTCTGCAACAATGTCAGCCGCCGTTGCGAGATAAAAGTCCTTACCAACAACACCCCTTCCGTTCGATTGTTGAATTGAACCCATACCTCTTGAAGATACACCCAACTGGGCACCTTCGTCAATTAAATTTTTGACGATTTTGCCGTAAGGAGTATCCATAATTTTCGCCTCACCAACGAAGTTTTTACCTTCTGGAGTTAGACTAGTTATCATATGCGAAACCCTTTCGAGATTAACTGTTGGCCCGTCAGGGTGTCCCAGTTCGCCGAAAGCTCTTTTCTTATTGATAAATTCGTTTGTATATCTTTTGACTTCTTTAGTCAAAGTGTCGACAGGATAAACACGACCGTTACGGTTCTTGATATCTGCCTGCATAAAAACACCTTTAATCTTATAATCTTGCCCACCCTTAGTGTTTGCTTCTGTTAAGATTTCGACATTTTCAATAGTTTCTGTAATTAGTTTCATTTGTCCACCTTTTCTTTGTTATAGACTTTATCGACTATACCTTGTTTAATTTCTTCTCTCTTGACATCATACTTTTCAGCAAATGCCACTTTAAATGCCTCAGCCAAAGTTGCCTTTGACTTAGTTCCGACTATTCTCTCTAAAATTTCACGGGAACGGTCTTTAGGTTTTCTCTGAGCCATCTATCTTACTTCTATTACTAGTGTGTAGTTATCGCCTGCAACAAATCCCTTCGTAGACAATAACAAATCGCCTGCAGGAGATGTGTTCGCAGTTAGTGTCGCATTATTAGGTATACTATTACCAGCAGTATATAAATCCCAATAACCTGAACCACTAAAGAATCCTATTGTTGAGTTTGCACTTGATGTGCCACTTCCCGCCCACAATAGTTCTACACCAGACTTACCATTTGTTGTGTTGACACTCCACCAAATCTTTGCGATACTCTTTGTCGCATCTTCGGTCATAAATGTCAACGCACTAGCGTCCATCTTTGTTACAAGCGTTTCACCTGAACCATCACTCATATTAGTAAACTTCATTGTAGTCTTTGTTCCTGTAGTGTCTACTAAAGTTTGACTTGTTACAACATCAGCCATTAATTTCTCCTAAATTCTGTTACTAACAAATAACTCTTTACATTTGAATCAGTTGCTAATTTAAATATTTTATCATTACCATACTTTAACTGATTAGGTCGTAGTCCATATTTACCTTTACCAGTCAAAGTTAAATCAGTACTTTCACTATCTGTACTGATTGTTAATGTTCCTGTACCTTCTATCAGATAGAAGCACTCTATTAAACTTACCTTAGATTCATTTGTACCCTCAGTAAGTTTATTTGCATCAACCAATTCTTGGTCGGTTTCACTCTTAGTACCTGTTGACTTAACAATGTACTTGGAAGTGGTATTCACTACCTTTACATTACTAATCGCCATGAGAAATTACGCAGTAAAGCTTTCGTCTTTTCTTAATTCGATAAGTACATAACCAGAAACCCCATAAGCACTTAACTCTAGGTCTCCTGATGTTGCAGTTGTATTCGTTGCATTATTTTCAATCTTACCAGCAGTTCCATCATAATGTCCTGTACCTGCAAGATTAATTGCTACGGTATCAGACGAAGCACCTTTAAATTGGATTTGAGCCCAACCTGTGTTATCGTCAGCAGTACCTTGTACTAATGCCCACCATATTCTTGTTATATCTAACATAGCACCATTAGCATGTCCTGCTAAGCCACTAGCGTCAAGTATATTTGAATCAGCAGTAGTGTTATCGTTCATATTAACTAGAACAGTAACTTTACCACCAGCAGCACCACTACCACTTGCAATCTTTGTATCTTTTAGTGTTCTTGTTGCAATAGCCATTTTTTATTCCCTTACTTTATTAGTTCGTTATCAAAATAATCTTCAATGTCATCACTTTTAACATTATGTTTCTTTGCAGCCGTTTTAATAATACCATCAATCTTACTCACAATAGGATCAGGTGCTTTATTAATCATGGCATATACATCACGAACAGCAGACTTCAACTTTGGAGATAATTTTTTATACTCCGCGGTTCCTTCAGGTCCACTATACCTGCGCTCATCTAATTGTTTTCTAAACTTTTTGAACGACAGGTTGTTCATCTTCTTTTCCAGTTTCTGCTTCTCCATCTTCAAGTTCAACAGGTTCAGGTGTAGGTTCTTTTTCTTGTCCCAATTTATCTAAACCAGAAGCGTCTTGGGTTGTTTCTAAATCTTGAGCCGCATTTAACCAATTGTTCGCAACACTCATTCTTTTATCATCTAATGCTTGACCAATTTTATCTTGTAAAGCATTTTTGAAAGAAGCTTGAGCAGCAACATTGTCACCATCTGCCAAAGAATTAACCATACTAGAAACATGGTTAACCTCAGGAACTTCTGGAGTTTCAACATTGTCTGTTTTTACATTATCATCCGTCATAACTATTCATCTCCTATATTTATATCTACATTACTGCTTTCTATATCTTGGGTTTCTCCTGTAGAAGCAATAATTCCAGACTTAATTTCATTTGCAATTTGATTATCAATTTCAATAATATCTTCATCAGATTGCATTAAAATATTTTTTCTTACAAATTCAACTGAATAATATTTCCCAACATATGGTCCAACCATTTCAGCAAGACCTACTCTTTCTCTCAATATTTCTGCATTTTTTAATTCTGCAAAGTATCCATCTTTTAAGAAAGTGTATTGTATGTGTTCTTTTATTTTAGTCCAGTCCTCAATTGTAATAATACCTTTTAAAACTAATTGTGTTTTAAGTATATCATTAAAGACCTGTGTAAATCTTTTTCTTAATCGTTGAACAAATTTCGTAAACTTCAATTCATCCCTAGTTATTTCAGCAGCCTTACCCATATTGAAACCATTTTCTGATTCCATTCTTGAAATAGGAACATTTAATGCTTTATATAACTTCTTTTGGAAGTATTGAACATCAGAAATTTCTCCAAGATTTTGACCACCTGCAAGTGTAGAAACTTCGGTACCTTTTGCACCTTCTCTACGAGGTAACCAAAAATCTTCAAGCATTGACATATGTTTTCTGTCATCTCTAATCTCACCAGTAGAAGCGTCATAGACAAGTTTATTTCTATATCTTGCCATAACATCTCTCAAATAAGATTCTGCTTTTACTTTTGGCAGATTACCTACATCAACATAGAATATTCTTCTTTCAGGTGCTCTTACTATTCTGTAAATAACAACAGCATCCTCAATCATTCTTAATTGATTGACAGGTTTAATTGCCTTATGTAAATGGCCCATAACCATGTTTTTAGTTTGGTCAATTACACCTGATGTGCAATAGGTAATTGAATCAGTAGAAATTTTTATACCAGCATTTGTATTTGCTGATGTTATTCCTTTTTCATTATAGACAAACCATTCAGCAGTTTTTTCTATAATCTCAACACCTTTACCTTTTGAATCTCTTTTCTTTGTAACCTCACGAACCTTTTTAATTTTTCGTGGATCAATATATCGTAATTCTGTAAGTCCTTTTCGTGGACTTTTCGGATCTATAACTTTGTGAAAGTAAATACGACCATCAATATACCATCTTTTAAATATATCGTGACCCTTTTCATCAAAGTTCATTAAGCCCATAACTTCTTCAAATTCATCACGAATTTTTTGCTTAATAGTATCTGATATTGCTAGTTTATCTAGCGATAATGATACCGAAGTATCTCTTTCATCCGAAACAATAACCTCATTGATGATATCTTCAACAGCCATATCACATTCTGGATGTTGAGCAATTTCACGATATCTCTTTATTAAATCTGTATCATTCTTGGCAGTAACTTCCATATCCAAGTATTGGCCGAAATAACCGCCAGCAGATATAGTAGTTGTACCGTCATCAGGAGAAGGTACCGTGAAGGCCTGTTTGGCCTCCGCCGGTTTCTCCTTATCATCAGTTTGTCTTGTTATTTGGAATCCAAGTAATTGTACCATATTATATTTTCCTTATAACTTGTTTGTTATTATGTAGTCGTATCTGTTTCAAAATATTGATAAGTCAACGAAGCAGTAAATGTTTCGATACTGTTATTATCACTATATGATAAATCAATATCTGTAAGACTAGTTGGGAATGCACCTCTTAAAGTATATTTCTTCAATGGGGTTCCGTTTCTGTCTAATTGGTCAATAAATACATCAACCTGATAATCAACAGGATTTGTCAACCCTTCGTTATCAGTCATATTATTAATACCATTTAACCATCTTTCAAATGCTCTGTATAACTTAAAGTTAGTATCATTAAGTACAGTTACCGACCACGGACTAAATGTTCTATCGCCAGCAATATTCAGCACACGACCTCTAAATGGAACAGCAACACTCGATACTGTCATTCCTGGTAAAGAAGTTGACTGACATAAGAATGCTAAGTCCGATGTTTCTCCTCCAACTCCAGCATAACCAGGGAAAGGCATAGT